TCCAAGAAAGAAACGCCAGCGCGGCCTCGTGCGTCTCTCTCTGATATTCCTGGCCTGCTCATGCGAGGCATGGCTGAAGGGGCAGAACGCGTTCCTGCGGGGCGCGGTCTAGGTGCGGCGTTTATGGGTGCTGGCTTGCCGCGTGCTGTGGCTGGGGCGAGAGCTGCAGGGGCAGGATGGCGAGACAGGCCCCCGGAAGGTGCTGATCCGGCCAAGTGGAAAGAGATCGTCAAGCAGATTGATGAAGCGTATCCTGGCGGCACTCCTTTCAAGAAGGGTGGCAAGGTCAAAGCCTACGCCAAGGGCGGCTCTGTGCGCGGTGCCGGGTGCGAGACTCGCACCAAGAAGACGAAGTACGTATGAAGGCCTCACGCGGCATGGGCTGCATCCGCCCGGAACTCAAGAAGCCCAAGGCATACGCCAAGGGCGGGGAGAGCCGCGTGAACGAGGCGGGCAACTACACCAAGCCTGGGATGCGCAAGAGCCTCTTCGAGAAGATCAAGGGGCAGGCTACGCAGGGCACGGCGGCAGGTCAGTGGAGTGCTCGCAAGGCTCAGCTTCTGGCAAAGCAGTACAAGTCCAAGGGCGGCGGGTATCGTGACTAAGGCCCCGCAGCAGTCTCTGAAAGACTGGACCGCTCAGAAATGGCGGACCAAGTCAGGGAAGCGCTCCTCCGACACCGGAGAGCGCTATCTCCCCGAGGCTGCGATCAAGTCCCTGAGCCCCTCTGAGTACGCAGCCACAACCCGGGCAAAGCGGGCAGGCAAGGCCAAGGGCCAACAATTTGTCGCGCAGCCCAAGGGCGTAGCCCGGAAGACAGCGAGATTTAGATGACCACATCAGGGACCACCACCTTCAACCTCGACCTCAACGATGCGGTCGAGGAGGCGTTTGAACGCTGCGGGGCTGAGCTTCGCACGGGCTACGACCTGCGTACTGCGCGGCGGTCCCTGAACCTGCTGTTTGCAGACTGGGCGAACCGTGGCATCAATATGTGGACCTTCAACCAGGGCATGATCCCCTTGGTGCAGGGCACGAACACCTACACGCTCCCGTCTGACACCGTCGATCTCCTTGAGCATGTCATCCGCACGGGCGCGGGCAACGTCTCGACCCAGGTCGATCTGACCATCACGCGCATCAGCGTCAGCACGTACTCTTCCATCCCGAACAAGCTGCAGCAGGCGCGTCCGATTCAGGTGCTAGTCAACCGGAACTCCAACGCGACGTATCCGGCGGCGAGCAGCTACTCCCCAGGCGCAACGGCAGCGCCCAGCATCACCGTGTGGCCCACGCCTGACCAGACGGGCGTCTACCAGTTCGTCTACTGGTACTTGCGGCGCATCCAAGATGCAGGTGCTGGCGGTGAAGCCACGCAGGACATCCCCTTCCGCTTCATCCCCTGCTTGGTCTCCGGTCTGGCGTACTACCTCGCCATGAAGCTCCCGGGCGGCATGGAGCGGCTCCAGATCCTGAAGGCGCAGTACGACGAAGACTGGGATCGTGCATCGAGCGAAGACCGTGAGAAGGCTGCGGTACGGTTCGTACCCCGGCAGATGTTCATTGGTTGAGGATAACCATGCCTGCTCCGTACCGCGAAAAGCATTTTCTGGAGATGTCTCCGCGCGAAACAGAAGCGCGCAAGGAAGAGGCCCGCCAGAAAGGTTTGCAAAGACCGGGGCGCGACGCTATTGAAGGCGTGTATCCTGAAGAATTTATCGTTCCCGCTTCTAGAGGGCTTAAGGCCGCTTTGACGCCTAGACAACCTACACGATTGGAGAGTCTGTACAACCAGCCAATGCCAAAAGAAGCGTTGGATGTACAAAAGCAGTTTTCACCAGGAACACTTGATCGTGCAGGCAAATACATGCTAGACAAATACATGCAAAAAGAAGCACGCAAGGAAGCAGAAATTAAGGAGTTTTATGATAAATACATCCGCGAAAAGAATGCGCCGCGTATGCGTGAATATTTACGAAAGCGACAAGCGGAAGCTCCCCGCAAAGATATGGAACGTGCTTTAACAGACGTTATTACTAAAACAGAGTACAACAATATTTTTGGACAACCGGAATCGCCCGCGCAACCGTATAAAAAAGGCGGCGCGGTCAAAGCCAAACAGCATCGTGGTGACGGTATTGCGCAGCGCGGCAAGACGCGCGGTCGGATGATCTGACATGGCAAACAGGTTTGCAAACGGCGCAAAGGCGTTCGGGTTCTGCGACGTCTGTGGGTTCCGTTTCGACCTGAAGAAGCTGAAGAACCTCGTCGTCAAGACCAAGCAGACGCAGATCAAGGCGTGCCCTCAGTGCTGGACTCCGGACCAGCCGCAGTTGCAGTTGGGCATGTACCCTGTGGCCGACCCCCAGGCCATCCGTGATCCCCGCCCGGACACAAATACGTGGTATCAGTCCGGAACGAACGGCCTCCAAACTGACACGGTGTCGGGCACCGGCCCGTTGCAAGAGGGCTTCCCTGGCGAGGGCATGTTGGTCATCCAGTGGGGGTGGAACCCTATCGGTGGCGCCAGGGACTTTGACGCCGTACTCACGCCAAACACCTTGGTCGGCGTGGGTGAAGTTGGTACAGTAACGTTTACCTGACAAGGAGTGAACATGGACGCAATGAAAGCCCTCCGGGCACATGCCAAGAAGCCCGCCAGTGTGGCGCATGGCCCCGGCGCCAAGCTCGCCAAGGGTGGTGTGACCACCGCGATGTCCCAGAAGATGGGCCGCAACATGGCTCGTGTGGCGAACCAGGGCCCGGTTGGGCGCAAGGGGAAATGAAATGATGAAGGCCAAGCCTGTTCCGACTCCGGTCGTGAACGCTGATGCGCCCATGCCGCGCATGGTGGTGGGCAACATCGCCTCTGCTGCGACGCCCCCGGCCAAGACCTCGGGGATCAAGATCCGTGGGACTGGTGCAGCCACCAAGGGCACTATGGCCCGGGGACCGATGGCGTAAGCTATGGACTACACCGCACTGAAGGTCGCCGTCGAGGATACGGTCGAGAACACGTTCTCGTCTGTTGACTTTGCCACGCTCACCAAGCTGGCAGAACAGAAGATCTATCAGACGGTGCAGCTTCCGATCCTTCGGAAGACCTCTACGCTGACGCTGATTATCGGCAACAGGAACCTGAGTCTTCCTTCGGACTTCCTGGCAGCGTACTCCTTGGCGGTCATTCTTGCCACGGGTGCCTACGAGTTCCTCCTGAACAAGGATGTGAACTTCATGCGGGAGAGCTATCCGAACCCAGCGAGTACGGGTACGCCAAAGTACTACGCGCTTGACGGTACAGCTTCCACGCTGATCCAGCAGATCATTCTCGGTCCGACGCCGAATGCTGCGTTGAATGCGGAGCTGAACTACTTCTACCAGCCTGAAAGCATCGTCACGGCAGGCAACACATGGCTTGGCAACAACTTTGACAGCGTGCTGTTCAATGCGGTCATGGTGGAGGCTGCTCGGTTCATGAAGGCTGAGCAGGACATTGTTCAGTTGTACGTCAGCCAGTTCAACGATTCGATCCTGCTGCTGAAGAACCTGGGCGACGGCAAGAACCGTACAGACGCCTACCGCAGCGGTCAGGTCAGAAACCCGGTGAAGTGACATGGCAATCCTCCAGGGAATGTGCTCCTCGTTCAAGCAGGAGTCTTGGCTAGGTATCCACAACCTTCCTGTGGACACGCTGAAGCTGGCGCTTTACACCGCATCAGCAGACCTGAGTCAAGCCACGACCGCATACAGCGCGTCAACGCCAGGGCAAGTGCCCGCAGGCGCGGGGTACGCGACGGGTGGAGTGACACTGACCAACGTGCAAGTCCTGCTGTCTGGGACCACCGCCTACGTCACGTTCGATAACCCTGTTTGGTCAGGCGCGTCTTTCACTTGCCGGGGTGGGTTGATCTACAACGAATCCAAGGCCAACCGCGCCATCGCTGTACTGGACTTTGGTGCTGACAAGACGGCGTCGGGCACGTTCACGATCCAGATGCCCGCAGCAACTGCAACGACGGCGCTGCTGCGCTTTGCTTGAGGTAACCCATGCCTTCTTCATACACCACCCTGCTGAAGTTCGAACTTCCTGTTCAGGGCGAACTGTCGGGCACCTGGGGCAACGTGGTCAACACGGCCATCACCACGCCCATCTCGCAGGCCATCGCAGGGACGACCAGCATCAACGTTGCAGGCACGGACTACACCCTGACGAACGGGGACGGGTCTACGCCCAACGAAGCGCGGCACATGTTCATCACGGCCATCGGCTCGCCCGGTGCGGCGCGGAACGTGATCTGCCCTGCCACCAGCAAGCTGTACGTCTTCACCAACAGCACGTCAGGCGGCTTCGCCATGACGCTGAAGACCCCTTCGGGGTCTGGCATCGCCGTCCCCGCTGGGCAGAGCAGGCTGCTGTACTGCAACGGCACCGACGTTGTCGAGGCGGTGAACGGTTTCGGCAGCATCTCCCTGACCACCGCCCTGGCAGCGACCTCTGGCGGCACTGGGCAGTCCAGCTTCGCGGTTGGAGATCTTCTCTACGCCTCCAGCACCACTGCGATCAGCAAGCTGACGGTGGGCGCAACCAACGCCGTCCTGACGGTCGCTGCGGGCATTCCTTCGTGGGTGGCCACGCTTCCTGCTGTATCTGGCGGTACTGGGCTGTCGTCTCCTGGCACTGCGGGGAACGTGCTGAGTTCAGCCGGGGCGACATGGCAGAGCGTTGCAGTCAGCACGCTGGTGCCTGCCGCGACAGACACTGTCAGCGGGGTTGTCGAACTTGCCACTAGTGCCGAGGTGCAGGCCGGTACGGATACAACGCGGGCTGTTACTCCTGCAACGCTGCATGCGGGGTCTTTGGTGCGGGGCACGGTGCAGAACAGCACCAGCGGTACATCCATCGATTTTGTTGGCGCCACAGGTATTCCGTCGTGGGCTAAGCGCGTCACGATCATGTTTAGTGCCGTAAGCACTAGCGGAACTTCTTCAACACTCATCCAAATAGGCGATTCTGGCGGTGTTGAAACTACTGGATACACTAGCTATTCTAGCTTTGGAGTCAGTTCAAACCAGTTCATTTCTTCTACTGCCGGTTTTGTGCTGGATCCAGCGCAGTATCTTACGTCTGCTACGCTTCGTTACGGCTCGATTGTGCTGGTGAACGTTACAGGTAACGTCTGGGTGGCTTCGGGTAATATTCTCCAAGACACTGGGGTTGTGTCCAATGCTACTGGCGGGAAAACACTTTCCGATGTGCTGGACCGCGTGCGTGTGACCACCGTCAACGGCACTGACACCTTCGACGCGGGTCAGATCAACATCATGTACGAGTGACGGAGCCATCATGGAACCGATTGACCTGAACACCCTGAAGGCCCAGGCCGCAGTCGAACTCAAGCGGCTGGAGGCTCAGGCTACCGCCAAGGAAGTCGCTGCAAAAGCCATCGGCAAGACGGCCATCATCTGGATCTTCCTGCTGGTGTTGGTGGGCGTTGTGTCGTCGGCTTTCCTGAACACCGAAGCGCTTCCTGCCGTCATCGGTCTGGTGGCAACCGCCACGATGGCCCTGATCCAGATGGTCAACGGCATCGTGAACGAGACCAAGAAGGAAGAGAAGCCCGAGATCACGATCATCAAGGAGTTGATCGGGCGCCTGGACAAGCCTGAGCGTCAGGAAGCGTCCATGAAGGTCAGTGTCGAAGGCGACAAGGTCACCGTCCAGCGCGGTGATGATGTCATCTCCACCAAGGGGTAAACATGCTCTCTCTGCTTTCTACCCTCGGCGGGCTGCTGATCAGCGGCCTGCCCAAGCTGCTAGAGTTTTTCCAGAACAAGTCCGATCAGAAGCACGAGATTGCCCTGGCGCGGCTTCAGACCGAGCGTGAACTCCAGCTTGCAGCCCAGGGATACGCCTCTCAGGCCAAGATGGAGGAGATCCGCGTCGAGCAGGTGGCGATGCAGACCGAGGCGCAGATGACCGAGGCTGCGCTCAGGCACGATGAGAAGGTGCTGGAGAAGGCCAGCCGCTGGGTTGCCAACTACGTCGGCACGGTGCGCCCGACGGTGACCTATATCTTCATCATCGAGTTGGTGCTGATCAACGCTGCGCTGACGCTGTATGTCTGGAAGCATCCGGGCC